AATTCACATTATAGTAACCATCCTTAACTCGTATAAAGGTTTAGAGGATGTGCATCTCATTGAGAAAGGTTCCGTACCAAGTACGATAACCGCTCCCAAATGGGAGGCACCTCCTGTGTTAGTCAAAGAATTTGAAAATTTTCTAAGACTTTCACCTATAAACGATATAGAGTGGGATGTCGAGAAATATCACTCGAGTCTGCTTCCTGTGACGCTCTCAGCAGGTCCCAATGGTTCGGTTGCAGCTCTTCACTTTCGTGATGATGCTGTAGCCCTCCATGAGACTAAAGTTGAGGAGGCGTTATACGATTATATACGGGGTACTTACAGTGACATTTGGAACAATGTTTGGAAGCGGAAACTTATGCTAAATTTGGATTCTAAAGTTCATATTCCTATGACTTCAGATCCGAAAATAGCGGGTTCCGCTCTCCGAAAAATTGTAGGAAATGAGCTGATAGCCATGGGGAAATTCCCTGAGGGGACCGAAATTTTCGATCCTCTGAAGGAGTATTCTCCCACGGACGGCTTTGCCGACCCAGTAAATGTCGTGAAATGGCTTGATAAAAAGGTGGTTTCTGACTACCTTTCAGGTCAAAACACAGGGAAATTAGCGATTAAGCTAGAAGCTGCAGGGAAGGTTAGAATTTTCGCAATGCTCGATTCCATATCACAGGCGGTTTTAAAACCACTTCATGATATGATTTTCGACTATTTGCGAACTCTTCCTTCTGATGCAACTTTCGATCAGGAAGGGACACTTCATAAGTTCATGGAGGAGAATAAAGGTTCCCAATTTTGGTCTTATGACCTAAAATCGGCGACCGATATGATCCCTATTGAACTGTATGAGATGGTCCTTCGACTGATTATCCCCGTAGCTTCGGCTGCGTGGAGAAGGCTTTTTGACAGACCTTTCCTGATGCCCAAAGCATTCTGGCCAGACGCGCTTAGTCCGTATTGGGTTAAGTATTCGCGAGGTCAGCCCATGGGGGCTTATTCCTCTTGGGCAATGCTTGCTCTAGTTCATCACGTAATAGTTGCGTTAGCTAACTATCGGATAACTGGAGACACTCACTTCCCCTTTGGCAAATACTTAGTGCTTGGTGATGATATAACTATATCTGATCCGCTTTTAGCTGAATCATATCGGAAAGTTTGTGAAGATTATGGTATAACCATTGGTTTACCTAAATCTTACACAAATCTTTCCCTATGTAACTTTGCTAATCAAGTGTATCTTAACAATGGTGTAAATATTTCCCCGCTTTCTCTCAAAGAGATATTGCAGGGACATACTTTACCTAATCGTTTAGAACTGGCAAAAAGAATGGTTCGTAGAGGATATATCCAGGATGGGTATTCTAACCTATTCAGGACCTTCTATGCACCGGGTTCTTGGCCTATTGAGGCCAAGTTCCTAACCAAAGGTAAACTCTCGTCCTATGGACGACGAGTGGTGAGCGCTCTAGTCCATCCAGATGGAAAAACTAGCACTTCTGTAGTGCAGACCATACAGGGATTGTTCCCTGCAGGTACTTCGCTAACTCACCCTAAGGTTGTGGATTTTGGAAACATCAATATCGAGGAACTCGATAATGGTGTTCTTCCGGATCCGGAGTCATTGGCGTGGGAACCTAAAGAGCTTACAATTGTGACAAGTTTGATCAAGTCACTCTTGATAAGAATGAAAACCCATATTTGGAATAGTAGTTGTCAGCTTCAGTCTTTATTCATGAGATTCCTTCGTTACTCCCAATGGGAGAAAACAAGGGTCTTGAGTTTAAAACACTTTGGCGATAAACTACCTACCAACTGGGATTTCTTTAATCTTTTACGAACTGGTGATCCGTGGTGTGATCTTGAAGATGAGACAACGCCTCCCTATCGGGATGCGGTGACTCAAGTTCGAGATTACTTCCACAGAGACTTCCGTGCATCCTTCGATGTAAACGAGGTTCCTTTTTATACTCGCCCTGAGTCAGATGTTGAATCATCTTTCATGGGGCCGATGACTAAAGAGGATACCGAGGCTACAGCGATCATGGATGGAGCGGGGTTACCGATCATATTAGATTCTCTTTTAGGTCAATTTCTGCGATTGCGCTTATTACAGAAAGATATTCTTTCAGCTAGGGCGAAGTTGCTCGAGGATAAGGATGTTCTACAGTATACGTTAAGTCTTATTGACTTAGCATATGGTGTAGTTCCTATCCTGAACCCCTTCAGCTTAGCATCATGGAAGTCTTCTGCGAAGGTTGCTCGAATTTCGGCAGCGAATTCATGGGATGTAGATGATCGTGTGATCAAAGACATACGCTTGATTGCTGGCTCAATAGGATATCCAACTCTTCCGGGACGGTTAAGATTACCGCCTCCAAAAAGAAAAAGACGATACTCGACAGAAGTTAATAGCTTGACTCGGAAAAGAAAAGTAAGCAGATCGCGATAGCGCAGGCGAAGGGCATATACCCTTCTACAATGCATGTCGCTTTCTACACTGCTTTTCTTGC